CGCATACCGGGTAGGGACCATCTCACATGAAATCTCGCAAGAGACCTCCAAGCCTAGCTTCATCGACATCATTGCTGCCATGTACGATAGCGTGTACCAATGCCACCGCCTCGCTGCCCAAAAGACCAGCGTAAGCATCATAAAAGACGCTCAAGTCGCCGACATCTGCGGTTCGTTCGGGTGCGAACACCCTCTTGGCGACGCCATCAACGCCGTAGCGTAAGAAGGCGCCCTTTGCGAACCAACCGAAATCGGCGAAGTCAAGGACGGAGGTGGAAGTCAGCTCAAGGTACTTATCGTAAAACACCTTTGCTAGTGCGGGAGCATACCTGAACTCGTAAGCGTAACTCAACGCCTTACCAGCCAGATACACCTCACTAGAAACTGCTAAATTACTAGTGGCCCGTACGTTAAAGCGACAAAGCGCTTTGCCTAGCAAAGGAATCATAACATGCCCAGTAGGAGTGGGCACGAAGTTGCGGCTAAGAAACCCGCAATCGGCAAGGTGCCTAACCACCTTGACCTTTGCATCCATTCTAGCCATTTTGGTGACATGCTCGTACTCACGACGAATATTCTTCGTGCGTGTCGAGAAAGGATTATCCAATCTCATCGTCATGTCATCGCCCAAAACCAGGACAATTCCACGCGCTCCCACCCGAAGGCAGAAACAATAATTGATTGTCATGTTCCACAAAGTATTGCGGAAAGTGGTTGATTGGGCTCCCGTAGGTAACTGGTTTTCCACCAGAGCCCTGACACCGTGCTTGTAACTCGTCACGCGTATCAGGTTGGCGGCCATCATGAGGCCAGTAATCCATGTGGGAGCGCCGTAGCGCAAAAGCCACATTATCTCGATCATGTGCACATCTCCGACTTGCTTCATGTCGTTAGAGCTAAAATCGCTCTCAATGTACACCTGTCCGTTGGAAACAGAACGCTCCATCTCTTCTACGAGTTCATGAGGAGTGGTTTTGTAGCCACCGCAGTAAGCCAATCCATCCGTGCGTCGCTCGGACTTCATGCTTGTAAACATACGGCTCGTGCACTCCTGCATAATAGGCCCAAGAAGGGCGTTATGAATATCTGAACTCTGGTAAATGATCCTGGGCGCCCAGTTAGGGTCGTGCCGCTTAAGAAGAGCTTCTACTTTGACAAAGATCTGTTTTGCAGAAAACTGCTTATCGGTGCACTCTTGAATCTGTGGCAACACCCGAAGATGTCGCTTTTGTTTTGCTGGAGGGAACTGAGAATTCCACGAATGGAACCGCTCCAAGGTCCAGTCTACAGTAGAGTGCGGCATGGGACAAAACTTATCCAAAAGCGATTTGCTCGCCTCCCATAATGCCGGATCACACCTCTCGTCGGTGTGGTAATTGCACCTCTTATCAAAAGCTGCGAGTAAGTTGGCTCGGCTTTGATTTGGTACTACAGGGACGTGTTGAGTAACTACAGGTCCGAGTATGTCCATCCTCCTATCAGGGATGTCTTCGTACCGAGGTCGGGCGGCTTCAAGGAGCCTAAACGGTACGTTGGCGCGCTGCATGACGCGATTTGACCGGGCTGAGGCTCTCTTTGCGTAGAACCATGTGGTGGTCCCCCCCGGTACAATGGTGCCCCGGGGGGGCGCCATAATGGTAATGTAATTGTGTTGTGTGTGTGT